ATACTAACCAGATCCTAGGTAGTGGGCGTCTAAGCGAGAGTGGAAACGCCCACTTTTAAGGTGTTATGATAAAAAAGTTTAGAAATATATTTACAGGATTAGAAGAAAGATTTGGTTATCACATAGTTGAAAATCAAAATAGTAATTCTACAAAAAAATCAGGGGTCTCCAGAACTTCTGACTATAGCCACGATGACTCCATGTGGCAAGCACACCTAGAAGGTAAAAAATTTAGTGTCAAGACTAAAAATGGAGACATCCAAGCAGATAGTTTAGGCATATGCCCTATTAATAAACAAAGTAAATGTAAATGGGGAGCAATTGATCTCGATAATTATAAACCAGATTTAAAAGAATTATTTAAAAAATTAAAAAGTATAAATGTTCCCGTTGTTCCAATAAGATCTAAAAGTGGTGGAGTACATATATACGTTTTTTTAAAAGAATATGTACCTGCATTATTGATGAGAGAAAAACTTCACTCAATTAAACATATATTTGGTGTAGAAAAACCAGATAGAATATTTCCAGTTCAAAAATATTTAGATTTAGATAAAGGTTCCGCTGGAAGTTGGATAAATATTCC